TGACCCACACGTCGGGCGCATTGGCCCACAGGTTGATGCTGGATGCCGACAGGTGATCAATGCCGTGCTTGGTAAATCCGTCAGAGGCTTGCGTCATGTGCCATTCTCTCTCTTGCTAGGTAACAGAAATCTTGAAACGTCATGTCGGCCCGCACGCCCTGCAGCATCAGCACGCAGCGGATCGGTTGCCGATCGTATTTGTAAATCAGCACCGGCTGCTTGTGCGCCTTGTCGGCTGCAGCACAGGCCTGCTTCCACCAAGCTTCCGATCCACCGATCGGGCCGGCGGCGTAGCGCTTGAGTTCCAGCATGTAGGGCCAAGCCGGATCGTCGGTGATCAGATCACCGAATTCGGATTCCTGGTATTGCCGCAGGTCGCGCGCGAACTTGATGCCCAGCTCTAGAAACAAATCCTGTGCGATGCTGCGCTCAAACGCGGCGCCCTTGTTGCGTCCGTTAGGCATCTTGCATCGCCTTTCGCACATAGTCGGTGAGCTTGATCAGCGTGCCTTCCTTGGCCTCCTGCCGGCCATTGACCAGACGCCACAGCGTAACGTGATGCACGCCAGACCCAGTCGAGATCGACTTGAGCGGCTGTCCGGCCAGCATCATCCGCAGCTCTTTGATTGTGTAGACCATCGCAGCACCTCGTTTCGCAGACGCAATCTATGCGCCTTTTGCACGGCACATGGCAAGTGAAAAATATTTCGCTAACGCAATTGCGGTGGCCTTGACAACGGCTGACGAATGGCCATATCAATTGCGTAGACGAAACGAACAACAAGCAAACAAGGAAACAAAATCATGTACGACGTTTATGGCGCAATGTGCGGAACCTACGAAGAAGCCTGCATCGTTGCTGGCATTGACACTCCCGCCCAACTAGCAGCCGAGGACGCATGGTACGCCATGCTGAATGAGATTGAAAATCTTACCCGTCCGGTTGAAGTTGAATGGTGCGACTGCGCCAGGCAGGCCCGCAAGGATGCCTACATCAACGACGATTTTATCCCCTTTTGATCCAACAACGGGGGGCTTCGGCCCCCACCAACCCCAACAAAGGAAAACCAAATGCGTGAATTTCTCGAAGACCTGATCGGCTGCCTCTGCCTCTTCGCCATGATCCCCGGCTTGTGGTTTCTACTCTATGGCTTTGGGTGGTGACGATGGCTGCTTATTACAACGAGTACGATCCCAAGGCAGCGGCGTGGCTGCGCGAATTAATCAAACAAGGTCACATCGCAGACGGCGAAGTTGACGATAGGAGCATCGAAGATGTCACACCAACTGAGCTTGCTGGATTTACTCAGTGCCACTTCTTCGCAGGGATTGGCGTCTGGTCCTACGCCCTGCGCCAAGCAGGATGGGCCGATGATCGTCCTGTATGGACAGGATCATGCCCGTGCCAGCCTTTCAGCGCGGCAGGCAAAGGAGCAGGGTTTGATGATGAGCGGCACTTGTGGCCGGCATTCCACCACCTCATCAGCCAGTGCCGACCTGACGTTGTCTTTGGTGAACAGGTTGCAAGCAAAGACGGCCTTGGTTGGCTCGACCTTGTACAATCTGACTTGGAAGCAACGGGCTACGCCGGCGGGGCGGTCGATCTCTGCGCTGCGGGCGTCGGTGCGCCGCACATCAGACAGCGGCTCTGGTGGGTTGGAGAAAGGCTGGACAACACCACAGGCGCACGACGTTTCGGGGCGATCAGAGACGCAGAAGGATTTGCACGGGACGAGGCACGGTTGCGCATGTCTAGTGTTGGACTCGAAGCTGGCGGGCTGGCCGACGCCGACAACGCAAGACGACAATTGCTCACGAATGCAAAACCCGCAGGAATACGCGGAGAAGCGTCTAGCGAGAGACAACAAGTGCAGCAATCTAGCACAGACGGCACAAGCGATGGCAGCATGGCCGACGCCAGCGTCACGGGATCACAAGGGCGGCTACTTGGGCGGGCGGATCAGGGACGGGAAGATCAGCTTGGACACGGTGGACGTGGCGGCGCAGTTAGCGGGCTGGCCGACACCAGCGGTTCAGGACTTGAAACGGTCGGGGGTCAACGCAATGGAACGGGAGATGCAGCGGGATGGCAGGGGAGTAAATGGCAGTTTGGCTCTTCAGGCACTGACGGTCGGCCCAGCCCGACTAACGGCCACTGGCGAGATGCTGACTGGCTCCACTGCCGCGATGGAAAGTGGCGGCCAGTTGAACCCGGCACATCCCCGTTGGCTCATGGGTCTGCCGCCAGAGTGGGACGCCTGCGCGGTTACGGCAATGCAATCGTTGCCCAAGCAGCGCAAGCGTTCATCGAAAGTGTGATGGGAGAATAATCATGGCAATCAAACTCAACAGCGCCGACACGGTGATCGTCCTGTCAGCCTTGCAAGAGTACCGCGAGATGCTGCTAGAGCTGCCGCCGCACTGGCAGGACGAAGACCTCGGCCACCACGTCGTTGACGTGGAGCGGCTGATCAAATCCTACAAGCGGTCCTACGCCGCACAACTGTGGTGCGCAGTATGACAGTACAAACTCGTTACACGGTGGCAGATTGGAACGCGGTGATCCGCACCAAGCAGGCCGAGATCGACCAGCTGTACGCGCGCTACGGCGAGCAGGCCGACAAGGCCTGGGTCGGTGAGGAGATCGACATGCTGAGATCAAGGATGATCTACGCACAGCAGATGAAAGCCAAACTGATCGCGGAAATATTAGAGGAACCCAATGCAACTCACTGACCTAATCATCACCCACATCCTGCCGACCGGCACGACCTTCGCGGTCTTGGCCGACGACATGACGCAAGCCGTCTTCATCCCGTCGAAGCTCGCGCTTATGGCCGGCCTGCAGCAGTCCATGACGGTCGGCGCCATCATCATCCCGAATTTGGCGCATCCCGATAAGACACCATGGGTGGCCATCAAGCTTGACCGAGGTGGCAAGCAAATGCAGATGCCCACGTCCGACACGCTGACCGACATGATCCTGGCAGATCTGCGCGAAGGCGGCATGGCCACCGCGGAAACCGTATCCGACGGCATCGACTATCCCCACCTCAGCGTCATGGCCAAGATGCAAGAGATGGCCCGACATGGGCTGATCCACCAGCGCACCTACTACGCCGTCGACCCTGCCGACTTTGATGGGGGTGACGAATGAGCGGGGGCAAGCACACGACGCGGCAGGATGACGAGTACCTGCTGCGCATGATGGCTCTGCGGATGCACCACCAAGCTGTCACGGTGGCCAAGATGCTTGGCCTGAAGAGCGAGCGGGTGCGCACCATGTGCAACCGCGTAGTCGTTGATGACATCCGCGCCAGCAAGAAGCAGGGCGTCGAGACGCCAGAGCAAGTGCTGGCTGGCTATTGGGGGGTAGGCCTATGATCACCAAAGTCAGGGGCGTGACCTACCCCAGCGTCAGGCAGACAGCTTTAAGCCTGGATGTCAGCGAGGCTGCGGTCTACTCGGCGCTGTGGCGCGGCAAGATGGATTTGCTTGGTCTTGGCAATACCAAGCGAAAGCCTGTCGAGGTTGAGGGGCTGTCGTTCCCCTCGATCGCATCGGCCGCCCGTGCGCTGGGCTTGAGCGAGAAGTATGTTCGAAAGGTGATCTCGACCGATAGCCCCACCGGCATGAAGCGGTTTCGTGCAGCGGCATTGGTTTACAAACAAAACATGGGGGTGATACAATAACAGGATCACGCCCAGTGTGGGGTAGAATAGCAGGGCACAAAGGCCCATGCGCTCTGGGTGCAGAACACCCCCGCTTCACTTCTTCTTTTCAGCCGATCGCGTCATAAGGCTTTTCTTCGCATCACCCTTGCTGTGGGTAAGCTTTTGGCTTTTGTCGCTATGCTCTGCTCCGGTGTGCAGCTCTCCGCCCATCTTGTGGACGGGGCCGGTGTAAGCCTTGCCGCTTTCTAGGTAGTGTTTGGCTGACTTGCTCATGCTTTATTCCTTGCGCTGATCGCCGCGGCCTTCTTCTTGGCATCGGCCTTGCTGCTTGCGCCCCAAGCCATGAGAGACTTGAGCAACCGCGTCGGCTCGCCGTCCTTATCGCGCTCCGGCCCAGCCGTGCCGCCCATGCGCGCTAGGAAGGATGCGCGGCGCGGGTTGTCGCCCGACTTCACCGGCGCCTTCAGATCAGAGCCAGGGTTGGCGCGCTCATAGGACTGCCGGCCCTTTTCATTCAGGCCGCCGCTCTCTGCTTGGCCTTCCTTGCGCTGCCATGCTGCAGACTTAGGCATTCTTCTTGCTCTCTTTAAATGGCCCAGCCTTGCGGGTCATCAGCGAGTAGGTCTTCTTGTCGATCGTGCTTTCTTCTTTCGGCCGAGACGTGCCGGCTTCCTTGCGTGCGTTGATGTTTGCGTACAGTCCAGGCTTCTTCATCTCATCACCCTATCGCTGCTGTGTGGCGCATAACCTCACCGCGCTCACGATGCACTGTAATGCATTTCATGGTCGAGCGTCCAGTATATCCGAATGCTGCCGCAGCTGCGTCACGGGTGGTGATGGCTCGGTGGCTTTCCCACGACATCCCGCCAATGTCTCTGCCAGAATCCTGATGGATGTGGCCCGTATCTAGATACCGCCAGTATGTACGTCCCCAGATTGGGGCGTGAACATCGGCCGCCTGCTGCACCAGCCGCTCTGGCTTGGTCTTGTCGCCATGATGGGCGCAGAGCATAGTGGTCCCAAACTCCATGACCCACATTTTAGATGGGTTGAGGTGTACGGTCACGCGCTCATCGGCTTCGTACTTAAAGAATAGGGAGATCCACAGCATTGGCGAGAAGTCTGGATCATGGTTGCCGGCGAGGATCACAACGTCGATCTGCCGGTGCTTGGCCTTGGCCGCCTCGATCAGATTGACGTGCGCGCGCACAGCAGCCATTGCCGCTTGGGCGAACCGACCGTCCACGTCCAACAGGTGGCCGCTGGTAGGGGTTACGTTAGAGCTGGAATTCATATGCCCAGAATCGCCCAAATTTAGTATGACCGCCCGATCGGTGTACGGCGCTGCGCCGATCAACGTGGCCGACGCCTCTGCCAGGCGTTGTGCGGCGATTGCGATGTTATACTCCGCACCCGTCTCGTCAGCCCAAGCGCGCATCCCGAAGTGTACGTCGGCGATGATGTAGCGCGGCAGCAGGTCATGCGAGACATCGTCAGGCATTGGCGCGGGCAGCGGATCTGGCACAGCACCGAGCGCCTCACGAAACAGATCGGCCCAAGACGTGATGTCTTCCTGCGTCGTGTCGGTCTTCCAAAAAACCGAATCCCAGCTGCCCGTCTCTTTGTTCTGCACGCGGCGCCAGCCGTGCTTGCCTGTATCGGTCGACAGGCCGGTGCTTTCCAAGGCGGCCTTGATCCCCTCGTCGGCGCCTAACCACGCCTCTGCCATTGCACAGGCATAGCGCACCGTCTTTGTATCGATTCCCAATTCCCTTGCCGCAGCGTTCTTGCTGCCGAGCCGTTGCACAGCGTCGTAGATTTGCTGCTGACGCGGCGTCACTTGCTACACCCTGCGTCGATCTGCCTGATCAGTAGCGCGCCCGTAACCAGCGACTGCGCACCACCATCCGCAACCAGTGCCGCCGCATGATCCGTCCTGCTCTGCACCGTGCCATCGCAGATGGCGCTAGTGCTTGGCGCGGTTGCGCAGCCACTCACCAGCAGCGTGAGCGTCAGGCACAGGCCCAACCTCGTCGATCCGTTTGGAAGTGTCGGCATAGCTTTGCAGCTCCTCGATCTTGGCAGCCTGGCGCCCAGCCGCCTTGCCCCCGAACCATGCTGCAAGCAGTGTCAGCAGAGGTTTCAGCAGAGAGGCAAGCAGGGATGTCATGCCTTGCGTTTGGCAATCACAGACCAAACAGCGACAATGATCGTGGCGGCCGCGCCACCGACTGTGGTGGCCGTCTCGCTGTCGATCAATCCCTTGCCGACTAGATAGCCGCCAAGTGCAGATGCAAGTGCGCGGGCGATGCCGCCGATTTCGGTTGCACTGATCATTTCTTCACTCCTTGAAACATCGCCACGATGGCATGAAAAATTGCAGCTAAAGTAGATTCGGCCTGTTCCTTTTCGGTCAAGGCAACGGTGTGCATGTCAGCAGTGACAGGCGTTAGAAACAGCTTGATCTCCGCCTCACGGCGATTGACCAGACCTTGGATCACCTCCCCCCCAGCTTTGTTCCACATTCTAAAAGCAGCAGCAGCCTTGTCCTTGTGACCAACATTTAACTCACGCAGCACAGTGCTTTTGGCAAAGGCTGTCGGGCCGATGTTATACGCCAGTGACACACAGGCCCCGAATTCATTTGCGTTGACCTTGGTTGTGATCATCGCATCAACCGTGGTTGCGAATTTCTCAACACCCTGACGCAACAAATCCTCAGCACGTTCGTGCGTGATGGTCATGCCCTTGGCCGGCTCGATGCCAAGGCCCGCCATTGCGGTTGTGCCGTAGCCGATCGTCCAGATGCCCACGATGTCTTGATAGGCCGTCAGCTTGCAGCCCTCAAAGCGCTTGATCAAATCAATGGTTGCCTGATTGACGCTCACTTGTGCATATCCTTCTGGATTTCATCTAGCTTTTTAAAGATGTTGGACAGCCCATCCTTGATCTCTTTCAGCTCCCTATCGTGAGATTCTTTAGTCAGAGCAAACTCAGTTTTTATGACAGCGATCTCTACAGCATGGCCTTGAGTCATCTTATAATGCATCCACGCGAACGCGCCGATCGGCAGCACGGCAAACTGGAGAATCATCCGCCCTAGCTCAAGCATGGAAATCTCCTGCTGCATATCAATCACTCACTTGGATACGGAAAACGGGCCTTGATCTCTGCGACTTTGGCTTGCCATTCCTCAAGAGTTGTTTCACCGCGCTGCGCCTTAAAGAACAGTGGGTCGGCTTCTGCGCGGTAGGCTGCGGCACGGGCTGCTTGCTGTTGTGCAAACGTAGGGATGCTTGCAGCTATAGCCGCAGCTATCTCTTCGGGTGTATAGGGTCGAATAGTCTGCTCACCCGTGGAAGCGTCAGTGATGACTTCGAAGTAGTCCATTATTTCACCCCGTAGATAAGGATAGAACCCTTGTTAAAGGTTCCTGCGGAACTAAAAGTTATGCTAGTAGACGCAGTTGTAATGCTGCTGTTTGTAACCGCTGCGTATGCACTTCCTATAACTGCTTGATTTGTAGAGGTCCCTCCTATGCCAGCAGAAGCGTTTGTTACAAGTATCCCATTTGTTAAATCATATAACATAGTTCCACATATTCCAGCACTAGTGCCTGCATTATCAGTGATGGTTAGGCCAATACCACTACTAAGAATTATACCAGAAGTTGCGTTTGAACCTACAAGTTTAAACACTGCCAGCAACTGCTTATACGATGTTAGCGTCAGACCAGAAAGCGTCTGAGATGTTCCACTTGTTGTGGTAAGCGTTCCAAGTAGCGTCATGCCGCCAGCCGCAGGAGCATTAGCCAGCACAAAAGCAGTCGTAGCAATCTGCGTTGTATTAGTCGCAACCGCAGCAGTCGGCGCAGTAGGCACACCTGTCAGCGCAGCGGATGCCACGGAAAGACCATTGGGAAAGCTAGGTGAACCTGTGCCCGCAGCGTCAGTAACTGTATTAGCGCGAATTGTTGACATTACTTAGCCTCCAGTGCGGCGATGCGGGCCTCTAGGGCGGTGATGATGGCTTGCTGATCCACGGCGCTTTCGGCTGTCGGCTGTGGCGTTACAACAGGAGGCGCGTCAAGGAAGTCTAGGTAGTGGGCTACCAAGTCTGGGACTTCTGCCTCGTCATTGGCACACACCACGTTGAATGTGATCTCAGCGCCATTATGGGTGGTTGTAATGGCAAACATCAGGTTCTGCCCGTCAACCTTGTTGGATGTGTATGTCATTTGATCACCTTATCCTGTAGTGCGGGTTCGGACAAAGAAGAAACCAACTGAAATGGTGCTTCCAAAATTGTTCGTCCAGCGGTAACCACCGATGCCCGCAACGTAGGCAAAAGTTCCAACTTGCGTCCCAACACTTCCAATTACGTTAACTGTTCCTCCGCCGCACAGATAGATTGTAACCGCCCCGCTATTATGGTTATTTACAACAAGCATTCCTGAAGCATTGGCAAAATCAACAGTACCCCCATTGGCAATGGATGTCGCACCACCAGTAACGTCTACTGTGTATTTGCCGGGCGTCTGGGTGATGGATACGTTGCCAGAGGCGTCGATACGCATACGTTCTGTCAAACTTGTGGTAAACTTCATGTTTGAAGATGTATCTACTGCAATAATTCCGTTCTGCGTAGCAGCAGTTGAGTCTGTAAATTGGATTGCGCCAGCAGCGGCAGTGGCATTTGCCCTAATGCGGACGGCATAGCCAGCGCCAGCCGTTGTGTCTGCCGAAGCCACATCTACCCTATACGCTGGCGAACTCGTGCCAATCCCCACGTTGCCAGAGGAGTCGATACGCATGGCCTCTGCGCCACCTTCAGCAAAGGCAATGGTGTCAGCGGCAGGAAAGAAGATACCCGTGTTGCTGTCACCAGTAGAGTAGATCGAAGGGGAGCCAGCACTTCCTGCTGGGACTTCGTTAGCCAAGCCAGAAATGTTCATGGTCCCAGTAGCATCAGGCAGCGTGATCGTGCGGTCCGTGTTGGTATTAGGAGCCGCTACAGTAAGCGTTCCAGTGCCGGATGCGTTGGGTGCTAGGGTGATCTTTGACATTACACAATTGTCCAAACTGATCCGCTGGGGATGGTTACAACAACACCGCCGTTGATCGTCACAGGTCCGGCGGTCATGGCGTTCCTGCTAGTGGTAATAGTGTAACTTGTCGTTACAGTCACGTCGTTTTCAAAGAAAACAGAATCTGATCCGCCGCCCGTAGCGCCGCCGCCAACAGAACCCCAAGCTGTGCCATTGTATCCTTCAAACTTGGTTACGTCGCTGTTGAAGCGGAAGTAACCTGTAGCCGGAGAAACATCGCGCTGGGCTTGAGTGCCAGCCGGAATCACAGCGGCTCCGGTGTCAGATGTTTTGGCAACCTTAGTCGCCGCCGCCGCTGCCGACGCCGCTGCGGCCGTTGCAGACGCAGACGCAGACGATGCTGAAGACGTGGCCGAGGTGGCTGAGGCGGTGGCTGAGGTGGCTGAGGCCGTAGCCGAGCTGGCCGAGGTTGTCGCAGAGGTGGCAGAGTTGGCCGCGTTGGTTGCCGATGTTGCGGCCGCCGAGGCTGACGATGCAGCCGCAGCCGCAGAGCCGGCCGCAGCCGAGGCTGATGTGGTGGCCGAGGCTGCATCCACAATCAACGCCCACTTGGCCACGTCAACGTTGCTGCTGATCGGCTGAGAGCCGGTGGACGTGTGGGCCGTGACAACAATGTAGATGTTGCCGTCGGATGTGTCCTTGACCAGGTCGCGCTGGGCAAAGGCCGTGGCGGTTGCCCAGTTGCCGCGATAGGTGCCAAGCTCTTGCGTGACGGCCAGCTCGCCGGCGCTGTCAAAGGCGAAGATCTTGTTGGCGCGCGTTGCAGCCGACACCGTGAATTCGGTGGATGTGATTGTGTTAGTGCGCGATGCCTTGATTGATCGGTCAAGTTCTTCGCCCTGTTGCTGCACAATGAAGGTCAGCTTATCGAGCGAATCTTCCAGCGACTGCGCGGGGAACGGGTCATTCTCGACCAGGTCCAACTCTTGCACCAAATCCTGCTCGCGCAGGATGGTCAGCGTCTCGGTAGCTGACGGCGCCGTCAGCATCGTGACGTTGCCGCCACCAGATCCGCCGACACCGCTGACGGTGTAGTGCGTGGTGATCGTCTTGACCGTCTCAGTGCCAGTGGCCGATCGCACGATGACGGTCAGGTCGTTCTGGTTGAAGATCTTGAAGGTGTACGCAAAGACAGTGGTCGAGCCATTGCCGTTGTACTGGACTTTTTGTGTGGCGCTACTGACGGTCATTGCAAACCTTTCTTCTTAAGAGACTGCACGTCCTGATAGGCTTGCGCCAAGTTAGCATACTCTGGCAACATCAGCAAAGTCTCTATTCCGGCGTCAACAAACTTGCTATTCAGGTTGCGCACAAGGTTTTGCCTTTCCTTGTCGCTAGTTTTAGATGACATGTATTGCGGCGTAAAGATCAACTGCTCCAAAGCGCCTCGGAAGTCTACAAAACCTTGGCCGTAAAGGTTAAGCGTCACTTCATTCTTGGCGATCCGCGTCAGGTCAGATTGTGCGCCAGCGCCGAGCTTGATGCTTTCAATGCTTTCTGGGTTGGTGATCGGCCAGCCGCCAGCATCTTTTGCCAACCGCATCATCTCGCTTTCAGCCGCAGTCAATTCACGACCAGGCTTAATGACCATGCCGGTTGTCATGTTCCACAGCGCAAGACCTGGGCGGGTGGAGAAGCTGACATCTTCTGCACCCATGACATTGCCGAGCGTGTCGTACATCACCGCGTTCAGATCACGCTCGTCAGCGAACATGCTGTCCTGCTGCTGATACGCGCGCATCAT